TTGCCCAAATCTGAATGTCGCACCAGCAGCTTGACCAGGCCTAGAAGCTACAAACTCGACAACAGCTCTGACATCTTCACCGCAAGGGTTTAAGACATCGTAAAGTGCTGGCATGTTCACAATGGTTCGACCTTTTGGGTCTTTCATTGTCGGCATGTCATGAATTTCTAACAGGTTACGTTTGGGACAGTAGAAAACCACTGCCCCTGAGAACCCTGGATCGATTCCACAAATAATCATCAGCCAAAGAGTTTTTGCTTGGGTGATTGGCCTGCAGCTGACGGCTTGCCTGTACCAGACTTACTTAAGCCAGCGCTCTTTTTCGTACGATCACGATCTTTGCCTCGGTTCACTTTGATCCACTCATCATGAAATTCTGGCGTTGTGACTTCGTGAAGGTACTCGTTCACTGTACGATTGGTCTCGGGATGAAAGAATTTGTTAATTTCGTTCTCTGTCCGAAATTCCTCTGTGTCGTGATACTGACCGTCGTCTCCAAGCTTTTGCTTGTTCCGAATTTGACGAATGATGCCCATTTTGACAGTCATGCCAGTCAAAGCTGTCAGTACAGGTGTGGGCTTAGGCAGCTCTTTTTGCGTGTCAGGATCGTACTGTTTGACCATTTTTTCTTCGGTCTCTTGCTCAGCCAGACCTTGTTCGGTGGTGAGCAAGCAAAGATCGTTGATGTTGGTAAAACCTGGAAGCGGATTCTTCTTCCCTGTTTTCTTATCAACGTAGAAATTTTCACCTGTGCGATTGGTGACATAAATCTGCTGTCGATGCTCAGACCCATTGGCTGTAAAAACAAGGTTTACAGCAGAGGCTTCAGAGCTTGCAGATTGGGTCACATAAGCCATTTTGATGACAGTTTCGTAGACATCAGAAGGCAGAGGCTGATAGCCGCCAACAATGTCTTTGGCTTCTTCTAAGCCCTCAGTTGACAGATTTCCGAAAAGTTTGCCCATGCTGGACTCCTCTATGGTTTAGTTTTGTTTGATGTGGTGTGGTTTATGGAGAACCGTAAAAGGATTTCATACGATCCAAAATCAGCTGAACATCGTTGTCGATATACAGCTCAGAACGATCCCAAAAACCAATGGGGGCTCTCATTTTTTCACCCTGAAAGTCTTTAGTTTTACGGGTGACGAAGACGTGCTTAATACCGTCTTCAACTTCTTCTTCAGTGATATTCAGAAGAGAGTTGGACTGATCCTTAAGCTTAGAAATAGGAACTTGCTTGGACCCAACAACAGTTGTGAAGTCTGCTTCAACGCCTACTTTACCTACAGCACCTTTGAGCGGCACTTTGGATTCATATTCCATCTTCTCTTCGTTGAAGACAGTATCCTCATGAGCCAAGACAATATAATCTTTGGTTCCTGATTTGATGCGATGGATGAATTCTCGGTAGAAGTTACCATAATCGCCCCAAGCTTTTTGAGTATCTCGGGCTGTGGCGACATACTGGCGTTCAAACATAATCATAAGAAAAGTAATTGTGTCTAAAACAGCTCCAGTAACGTCTGGATTGGATTCAATCTCATCTATGAAATCTAGAATTTGTACAGCGTCTGAAATGTCAGCAACTGCTGCAAAGTTTGACTTAAAGGGCAGAGCTTTCAAGTCTGTGTTGAGGTAGACCATTTTGTCCTGCTGTAGATTACGCAGAGATGAAGATTTACCTGAGTTGGGTTTGCCCATGACAAGACAAACATGCGTGTTCTGGGTCACTACAGACTCCTTCTGACTAGACAGACTGCAGAACTATGATTTGGTTCTACATGCTATGCTATGGTGTGGATAAAAGGAAGAGCGGATCCCCCCAATCTGCAGCTAGAACAAACTGAAGGGATCCTACCTGATCGCTGAAAGGACTAGTAACGACGATCAGGGTTGGTTTTGAAGACGCTTCGCAACAGTCTTCAAAATCGTGGATTCAAATTCAGCTTTATCTAAGCCGTCTTTGAATCTTTTGTTAAAACTCAGCAACTTATTCTCAATTTCAGTGTAAGACATACCCTGAGATTTGAGAGCCATAGCGTATCGGAAGAACATGTTGTTCCGATTGCCGTTTGCGATGTTCATGACAAAATAGCGCTCTAATGCGTCCAGAGAGCTAAGTTTGTTGACTTCTTGGTGGTAATCATCGTTACGAGAAGTACGTGGTATAAAAGGTCTTACGTCAAGAAGTTGCCCATCGTTATATGCGTAGGTGCCTTTGCTATAGGTCGCCCACTTCCGTGCGGGATCGCTTGTAGACGAATCCACATCAAAGGGAAGCCATGACGCAACGTCTTTGTAAAACTGAGTGTACTCTTCTGGTTCGAGCTTAAGCCTATAGTTCATAGGCAAGATCAAACGATACCGATGCGCGTTAGGCTTATGACGTTTAGTCGTGTACGTCATGAACATGTACTCTCGGAGCACGTTATTCAAAAAGTCTAACTGGCAAGTGCCATCGATGTCACAGATAAGCATGTCAAAGCCAGGGATAGCATTGGCATTGGATCGATGTTTGTCTTGGAACGCGTGTACGCAGAAGTTGTACCCAGGAGCCTGGGTTAGCTTGTGAAACTCCTTAAATGCGACAGCATCTTCAGGGTGTTCATAGCCTTCTGCAACATGGTCAGAGAACGTAAA